TGCAATTCAAAATCAAATAATAGAATAAAACTTACTCTCCTCTCTCCTTTCTAAAATTTTATTATATTCAATGGACTACTAGCTGTAATAGTTGGTAGTCCTTTTTATTTTACGGAGGTTAATAGTGTACGGAGGTTAATAGTGTGTAATTGGATGTGGGCTGGAGCAGCTTTAGGTGGGATACCTGGTTTGATTGGTGGAGCTATAGCTGACCATGCCAACAAAAAGAGGAAAGAAGCTATGGCTAGGAGTCGACAAATTCAACAAGATTTACAGAAAAAATTAGATGAAGCTAAGAGTGTTCCTGAAGAAGAAGAAGTAGCTAAATCTGTAAAGAGAGTCCTAGATTCAACAGTAAAGAAAAGAACTATCAAGTCATTAAGGATACCTATGAATACAGGTACTGGCTCAATAGGGCTCAATGTCGGAGGATAGATGGAATTAAAGAATAAGTATGATAAAGGTGTATTAACTAGGCAGGTATACCTTGATAGAGCTTATAAGGCTGCTGAACTTACTCTTCCTTCTCTTATTCCTCCTGAATATCACGATGCAAATAATTCCTATAAAGAAGCTAATCAATCAATAGGAGCAGATGGTACTAATAATTTAGCTAATAAATTTGCTTGGACTCTTCTTCCTCCTAATGATACTTTCTTCAAATTTACAGTTGATAGAATCCGATATAGGGATCTTGTTGCATCAAAAGGTAAAGATCCTGATGAGGAGGAACAAGCTCTTAATAAAGGTTTATCAGAGATAGAACAATACATCAAAGATGCTATTGAAGCTGATGGGGATAGAATAACCCTCGGAGAAGCTTCTAAACATCTTATTGTTGCTGGTAATGTTCTCCTTGTAGATGATAAGGATGATGGTTTAAGGTACTATCCGCTATCCCGTTATGTGGTCAGAAGGGATTATTCAGGGAATGTATTAGAAGTTATTACAGTAGAGAAGATAGCTTTTCAGGCTCTTCCTATTGCTACTCAAGAATTAATCATAGAGAAGCATATAGCAGGAGAAGATATTAAGACTATCCGAGAGAAAGAGTATGATATATATACAGGCTTTACCAGGGAAAAAACTAAGAATGGTAAAAGCTGGTATTGGAAAGTATCACAAGAAGTAGCAGGAGTAGAAATAGAGGAATCAAGAGGTATCTATCCTAAGGATAAGCCTCCTTTTATTGCTCTTAGATACAATGCAATCAATGGTGAGAGTTATGGTAGAGGTCTAATAGAAGAGTATATTGGTGATTTAAGAACACTTGATACTTTGTCAAAAGCTATTAATGAAACTTCTGTTGCTGCTGCTAGGTTTATACCTTTAGTTAATCCTACAGGTGTAACTAAAATTAAATCCTTAGCAAATGCTAAGAATGGCCAATACATACCAGGCAGAAAAGAAGATATAAGTGTAGTCCAATCTGAGAAATACTATGACCTTAAAGTAGCAGAAGCAAGAGTAGAGAAGATTGAGAGAAGATTAAGTAAGATCTTTCTCCTTGCTGATTCAGTTACAAGAGATGCTGAACGTGTAACAGCAAAAGAGATAGAGTATATGATCCAGCAGCTAGAGAAATCTCTTGGTAATGTTTACTCAATCTTAATGAAAGAGTTTCAAAGACCTTATTTAACTATAAAACTACATCATTTAAAACTTAAAAACAGGAACTTACCTGATCTTTTAAAAGATAAAAATATCAAACTAACTATAACTACAGGTATTGAAGCACTAGGAAGAAATAGTGAAGTACAGAAATTAGATGCCTGGTTAGAGAGGATGGGGGCTATTGCTGAAGTAGCTCAAACTCTTGGTATAGATATTTCAATTATTGGTGAAAAATACGCTAACGGTATTGGTCTAAATATAAATGGTCTATTACCTTCTAAAGAGGAGAGAGCAGAGATGGAGCAGCGAGCTCAAGAAGCTCAGATGATGCGGAATATAGCTCCTGAATTGGTTAGACAATATGGACAGGTAATAAATCAAAACGTACAGGCAGAATTACAGGAAGGAACAGAGAATGACAGAACCAACTAAAGCAGAACTTCTAAAACAAATAGAAGCTTTAAAGAAAGAGCTAGAAGAAGTAACTAAAACTGTTAAGAATCCATCTCACAGCAGATTAGAAACACTTTATCAACAATTAACTGTTGTAAATAGCTAGGATTAGGGAGAGAGTATGTCAGAGGAAACTTTAAATCAAGGGAATATAGCACAGGAAGAGATTACTCCTGCTGTTAAAGCTGAGAAAGAAGAAACTACAACTACAGAAGTAAAAGAAGAAACTCCTGAGAAAAAAGAAGAGACAAAAGTAGAAGAACTAGATTATAGTGATACCTCCTTAGATAATGCTGAAAAGATAGCTAAGGCTAAAGGTCTTGATTATGACAAGATGCTTCAGGAAGTATTCTCCACGGGTAATCTATCTGAGGAAACAAAAGCAGAAGCTATTAAAGCTGGTATACCTGAAGAATACATCAATAAAGTAATTGCAGGTGGTAAAGCATTACAAGAGCAGCAGAAAGCTGAATATACCAAAGATATTGGTGGTGTAGATGAATGGGATAAAACACTAACTTGGATTAGTGAGAATTTTACTCAAGAACAGATCCAAGAACTTAACGATGATTTCTCTAAAAATCCCTCAGAAATAACAGTAAAAGCTATAGTTAAGTATTTAAATGATCTCAGAATAGAATCTGAGGGTAAACCTGCAAATCTTTTAAAAGAAAGTTCTTCAGGTGTAGTTGCTACAGATGTATTTAAATCTGATGAACAAGTAGTAAAAGCACTACAAGATCCAAGAGCTAATCCTTCTTCTCCTGATTATGATCCATCTTATAGAGCAGAAATAAGAGCAAAGATTGAAAGATCAAGAAAAGCAGGAATAGCAATATTTGGACAATTATAAGTATTAAATTGAAAAGAATTGAAAGGAATCGGAAAAGGTGGCAATTCAAGTTTCAAATCCAGGTCAAATTAACAAAGCTGGTGATTTACTGCAACTGTACAAGGATGAGTTTACAGGGGAAGTAATTAAGTTTAACAAAGAAGCAAAGAAGATTTCAAACTTCTTCCCAACTAGAAAGATCTCTAATGCTAAGTCTGCATCTTTCCAATACATGGGTAATGCAACTGGTAAATACGTTAAAGGTGGTATTAGGGTAGAAGGTTCTAACCAATTTGCTCACAGCGAAAAGATTATAGCTGTTGATAATATCTATGAATCTGATGTATTCATAGGTATAGATGATGAAGCTATGTGCGTTCACGATCACGTAAGATCAGACTATGCTCAAGAGATTGGAGAAGCATTGGCTGAGAATGAAGAGAAGTTAGTAGCTCAAACTCTTGTATTAGCTGCTAGGGCTTCTGCTCCTGTTCTTGGTGGTCAAGGTGGTACTGTTATCAAGAATACTGCTATGGCTACTAATGCTGCTATTCTCGCTGCTTCTCTCTTTAAAGGTGCAGAAATCTTTGATGTTAAGAAAGTAGGGGATAAAGATAGGACTTGTTTCTTAAGACCTGCTGAGTATTACTTACTTGCTCAGAACACAGACCTTATTAACAGTCTATATGGTGGTTCAGGTGCTATCAAAGACGGTTCAATCGTATCTGTTGCTGGTATTAAACTAATCAAAACTAACTATGTACCAAACTCTGTAGTTACTGCTGATCCTATGCACAGAAACGTTTATGCAGGAGATTTCTCTGATACTATCGGTGTTATCTGTACTCCTAAAGCAGTAGCAACAGTAGAATTAATGGGTATTAATACAAAAATGGATATCCAAAATGACGCATTCGGTACTTTATTAATTGGTTACTACATGAAAGGTCATGGATGGGTTAATCCTCAGTGTGCTATTGAACTTTCAAAAGCTGCGACGTAAGCTTATATCTTTTTATAAGGGGCTGTACTTCGGTATAGCTCCTTTCTTTTGGAATGATGGTCGAGTGGTTTAAGACTCTTCTTTGCTAAAGAAGCAAGCTATAAAGGCTTCGGGGGTTCAAATCCCCCTCATTCCTTATTTAATTATTATTATTATTATTCTGGAGGGTTTGTGGATAAATTAGATGCAATTAACGTGATGTTATCACACATCGCTCAAGCTCCTATCTCATCTCTTGAAGGGCATAAAACAGCTCGTATTGCTATGGCTGAGGATATTTTAGAGCAGGAGTCAGCAAGTGTACAAATGCTTGGATGGTTCTTTAATAGTGAATCAGATTATCCTTTACATCCTGATGAGAACGGAGAAATATATTTACCTAAAAATACATTAAGAGTAAGTCTACCTTATGAGTCAGATGAATATGTCCAACATGGCTTAAAACTTTATAACAAGACTAGACATACTTACAAAATAGGTCGCACATTAAAAGCAGATATAGTCAAGCAGTTAGATTTCGATGCTTTACCTCCTATTGCTAAGTCGTACATTGTTAAAATGGCTGCAAATAAGTTTGTGGCTAAAGTTAAAGGTTCAAAAGAAATGTATGCTTTTTCACAAGCAGAAGTAGCAGAAGCAAAGTTAGCATTAGAAGAAGCAGAAGCTAATACAGGTAATTATAGTGCTTTGGGTGAATATAGATACAGATTGAAAAGGAGCATCTAATAATGTTAGTTGGAGATAAAATAAGCTCTTTTATTCAAGGTGTATCTGAACAACCAGATCGTTTAAAATTTCCTAATCAATTAAGACAACAAATAAATGGTTACTCTTCCCCTCTTAATGGTCTTGAGAAGAGATATCCTACAGAGCATATAGCAAAACTTATAAATGGTCAAATAGGTAAGGCTTATGTTCATTTTATAGAAAAAGATAATGGTGAAGAATATGTTATTATTATCCCTCAAAATGATATAAAAGTTTTTGATTTACAAGGTAATCCCAAAACTGTAAATAAGATTGATGGTACTGAGTATATTAATGTACCAGAACCAAGATACAACTTAGATGCTATATCTGTAGCGGATTATACTTTTATCCTTAATAAGACTAAGCAAACAAAAATGACAGATGATGTAACGGTAGATCCGTTCCCTACATCTGCTCTAGTGTTTGTTAAAAATGGGAACATTAATACAGACTATAAAATATACATTAACGATATTCAACAAGCTGCTGTTACTCCTACTACTGATGCTTCAGCTAAAACCAACCAAATAGCTTACGATCTACGTACACAGCTTTACAATAACTTAGGTACAACTGATTGGAACTTTGTTAGAAAAGGTAACGTGATCTTAATACAGAATACTGCTGGTAATGATTTCACAATCAGAACCGAAGATTCTAATGGTGATAATGATATCTTTAGTTTTAAAGGAGAAGCAGAAGCTACAAGTGATCTACCTAATATAGCTGCTCATGGTTTTATCTTAAAAATCAGAGGAAGTAAAGAGAGTACAAAGGATGATTATTACGTACAGTTTAAAGTAACTCCTAGAATAGATGCTGAAGGTAATGAGGTTGTAGATGATATTGGTGTAGGTGGTTGGAAGGAATGTCCTGCTGTAGGTATCAAATATAAAATAGATCCTACAACAATGCCTTTTGCTCTTATCAGGACAGAAACAGGAGACTTCTCTTTTGAGCATGTACCTTATACAGATAGAACTGTAGGAGATGATGATTCTAACAAAATACCCTCCTTTATAGGTTCTACAATCAATAAACTATTAGTTTATAAAAATAGATTAGGTCTGCTATCAAATGAGAATATTATTCTCTCTTCCTCAAGAGATATTTTCAGTTATTGGAAGGAAACTACTTTAACAGAACTAGATACAGATGTAATAGATGTAGCTTGTAGTGCTGGTACACAAGCAATCACTAACCTTAGATATTCTGTACCTTTTGATAGGGATTTACTATTATTTTCAGATAAAGCTCAGTTTACTTTAGCAGGAGGAGATGTCTTAACCGCAAAAACTGTTTCAATAGATTTAACAACAGAATATGCATCAAGTAAAAAGGTCTCTCCAGTGGGAGCAGGTAATAACATATTCTTTGCTTTTGAGAAGAATGATTATACAGGTTTGATGCAATTCTATGTAAACCAATCACAGGTCAATGATGCTCTTGATATTACAAACTATGTAGCGACATATATACCGAAAAATGTATTTAAAATTGCATCAAGTACCTTAGATAATATTTTATGCTTAATCTCAGAGGAAACTCCGGATACTCTTTATATTCATAAATATATGATAAATGATGGAGAGAAGATACAATCTTCCTGGAGTCATTGGACTTTTAAAGATGCTTGTATATTAGGTGCTGAGTTTATTCAGAATTATCTATATCTTGTTATACAATACCCTGATGGTGTTTATCTAGAGAGAATGAACCTCACACCTAATAATAATGATATAGATTATACAACAGAAGCAGGATTAGCTATCAAATTCAATACAAGATTGGATAGAAAAGTCTCAAACTTAGTTCCTGTCTATGATGAAGTAAGTAATGAATCTATTTTTGTTATCCCATATCAAACAACAGGAGAAATAGTCCTTGTTGATGAGTTAGGTATGGAGATTAGCAAGGTAGAAGAAGAATTAATAGATGGTTATCCAGTTATAACAGTTAGTGGTGATTATAGAAATAAGAAAGTAATAGCTGGTATAAACTACTTATTCTATATTGAGTTTGCTAATTTCTTCTATCGTAAAGATAATGAGTTAAATAATCCTACTGTTATTGATGGTTCAGTACAAATATGGGATTTATATCTATCTTATGCTAATACAGGTTACTTTAAGGTGGATGTAACACCTCTATATCAAGATACATCTACTTATGAGTTCACAGGTAAAATAATAGGTACACCATCAACTACCATCAACACTACTCCTCTTTCTTCAGGGGAATTCCCTATTCCTGTATTAGCTAAGAATACAGAGGTAAAGATAGAACTAAGTAGTGATATTTACTTACCTGTCAGCTTAATATCAGCTAATTGGACAGGTGATTATTCAAAGAATGGGATATAATATATGCCTTTTGTTAGAAAAAGTATAATAGACGATGTAAAAATTCTCTCTGAAAATATGAGGGAAGAAGATATAAGAGAATTAAAAACTTTAGGTACTACTCCTTTTGACTCTTTAATGCAGGGGTTCAGGTGTTCTGACTCCTGCTACTCTCTCTGTGATGATAAAGGTAATGTTATGGCAATGTTTGGTGTTGCTACTATACCTGAGTTATCAGAAGAATATGGGCTTAAAGCTGCTAGTATTTGGTTGTTAGGTTCAAAAGATTTAAAAAGTGTATCTAGATTTTTCATAAGAAATTCTAGAAAAGTATATCAAAAATTAATCAGTAATTATGATTTTGTCGTAAATATAGCTGATGCCAGAAATACTCTCCATATTAAATGGCTAAAGTACATTGGAGTTACATTTATTGGTGAATGTTTAATTAATGGTGTTAAATTTCTAAAATTCATAGGAATTAGTCGAGAGGAGGAATAATATGGCTCTACCCTTAGTTTTAGGTATTGCTTCTCTTCTTACTAGTGTTGGAGGACAAGCTTTATCATTCACAGCATCAGCTAAAAAAGCAAGACAACAGGAAGAAGCTTATAAGAAGTATAAGCGAGAGAATACTAAGGCTGTTACAGAGGATCTTTATAATCAAATAGCTTTAGCTAAGTTGAGGTATGGACAACAGGAGCAAGCTCAAGCTTTTCAGGATCAACAACTATACTTACAAATATTAGAAGCTGAGAGAACTGCTGAGAATAGTGCATCAGAATCAGGTGTTAGTGGTAACTCTATTGATTCTTTATTACGTGGGTACGAAAGAACCAGTGCTATCAATGACTTTGTTTCTGCTAGAAACCTTAAAATGCAAGGTTATCAATTAAGTCAAGAATTAAAAGCTATGAAAGCTAAAGCTCAATCAGCTATAAATCTTGGACAGCCTTTTGATTATTCAAGTATTGTTAAACCTCAAGTAGGTGCTTATTTGCTTAGTGGTATCAATAGTGGTATAGAGGGTTTCTCAGCAGGTTATAAAATAGGTAATACATTTGGTAGAAGTAAGAAGGAGAAGTTGTAATGGCTAGACAGAACCCATCTGTTGGTGTTAGTAACTCATTAAAAGTTGTTGCTTCTCCTGTTAGCACAAGAGTACATGTAGCTAACCCTGAATTAAACTTTAGCGAAGAAGAATCATTATTAATGACTGCTGAGGCTATAAAAGGTTTTAGTAGTTCTGCTAAAATAATTAATGATATAATGCTTGAGGAAGCTACCAAAACAGCAAGAGAAGAATATTATAAGAATCAAGGTGATTGGAAGAAATGGAGTGATAAACATCCCTTCTTATCTCACTTAAACCCTCATATAGAGAGTGCTTTTAATAAAGCAAAAGCACAAACAGAAATAGATAAAAAAATAACCTCATTTATATCACAGACTAAGAATAGACCTGATATAGATGAAGATACTTATTATAAAACCTTAGAACAAACTAAAGGTGAAATATTTAGTATTGCTAATGAATATGGTGTAAGTCCTTTTGATATAGAGAATGAAATATTACCAAAAGTTAACCAATTCGAGCAAAACTCTAAAGCTGCTTATCAACAAAATAGATCTAAATATAAATATGAAACTGTTAAAGCTGATTATGGTAATAAAATAACTCAGACTATAGCAACTTTAAACAAAAATAAAAATCTAAAACTATCAGAGAAGGTAGAACAATTAAACAATTTAATCACAGAAGCAAGAACATATCTAAATCCTCTTGATACTTCTGATATTGTCCAAACTTCAATACAGACTATAATGTTGGATAATTTAGAGAATATGTCTTTCCACCCAGAAGAATTAAAAGCAATAGCTGATAATCTTCGAATGGATGGTAAATCTTTTGCTGAACATGATATGTCCTTCTCATTAAATATGGACAAACTGGTTAAAAGTTTCAATACTTCAAGACTACAAGCCTTAGCTAATAGGGAAGAGTTAGAGAATTTCCAGAAAAAGCAGAAGAGAAAAGAAATAGAAAG